GTCTCCGCTTTCTATATCAGTTAAAGCAAGAGAATTTTTAACAGGTGATAATAACTATACGTTAGGTAAAGCAATTCGAGTTGCATTTTTAGATACTAATTCAAGTGTTGACGATAATAGACCAGTTTTTGATACTAAAAAATCCGGTGATTACATTATAATGGGTGCTACTCATCATTTTTTTAATGAAAAAGCAGAAACAACTTTATTATTAGGTAAAATAGCTAGCTTAGGTCAGGAGACAAAAATATAATGCAAGCTTATTATGGAGATTCTATTAGATGGTTTATTGGAGTAGTTGTAAGCAACAATGATCCTTTAAAATTAGATAGAGTTAGAGTAAGAATTCATGGCGTACACAGTGAAAGCACTGTTGATATACCTGATGAAGACTTACCTTGGGCTCAAGTAAATATTCCAGTAACAGAAGATGGCAGTTCCGGTCTAGGTGGAAACTCAAGACTCAAAAATAGAGCACAGGTTTTTGGTATTTTTTTAGATGGTAAAGATTCTCAATTACCTTTAGTGCTTGGTTCTATACCTAAGATTGAAACTTTAAGAAATGATGTAAGTCAACCTATAGCTGATATAAATTTAAAATTAGATGGTAATACAAACATAGAAAAAGCTTTTAATTTTTTTGTTTCACCAATAGGAGGTTTCTTTACTCCTCAACAGGCATGTGGTATGATAGGTAATTTTTGTGTAGAATCTGGTGCTACTTCAAATGGTGGTGATATAAATCCTTTAGCAAGATCTGGATTTAAAGATGAAAATTCATTTGGCATAGCACAATGGAATCCGGCCAAAGCAGCAGGTGAAAGATTTAAAAAACTTGTACAATATTCTTCAAGAATCGGATTAAATTACAATACAATGGAAGCACAACTAAGATTTGTAAAGTTTGAATTAGAAACAGAATCTTTTCTTGGCTTAGGACAATTAAGAAATACTGAAACCGTTGAAGAAGCTACAATAGTTTTTCAAGATAAGTATGAAAGGCCGAATAAAGCTCTTGCACATACAAAAACAAGAATTGCATTTGCACAAGAAACATTTAATAAATTAGGCATAGGTTCATTTCAAGAGGCAGAAGAATGAGTAGTGGCTCAATACAAATTAAAAGAAAAGATAGAAACGATGGCGCTGGAAGCACCTTTGATGGTATAACTTTTGTATTTTCTCCAAACATAAAAGTTACACAGCTTACTGGTCTTAGAGTAAAAAGAACACGTAAAGACGCTGATGATCCCGGTGCTATATCACAAAACATTTTTAACGATCCATCAAAGTTTATATTTAATGGTACTTCAATAAGACTACAAACAGGTAGACAAGAATTTATAGCTGTTGATTTTATAAGAGAAATAAGCGAAGAAGAGTTTCAACAAACAGCAACGCCTGAAATGATACAATTTAGAAACGTAATGTTAGGTGGAATAGGTAGTGATTTAAAAGGAGCTGCCGAAAGCGAAAAGATGAAAAATATTATTTCAAATATGAGTTCTATGAATAATTCTGGTGAAGTAAAAAATGGATTGCAAAGTTTACAAAGTGGTGCTAAACCTACTTTAGATTTTAGAAACAGGCCTACAGTAGCTCAATTATTACCGGGTGCTGGTGACGGTTCTGCTGATAAAGTAGATTCACTTAAAAATGAATTGTCAAGTTTATTCCAAAAAACAAATATGAAATCAAGTGGTAATTTAAATAAATCAGTTTTCGCCATGGCAAGTACTGGTTCATTTTTCAACGTGCTTAAGAAACACACCACAATGTCTGAATCAAAAATAAAACAAGAAACTGAAAAAGTCTTACCTTCAACTATAACTACAAAAGTTTTAACTACTGCAAGAGAAGCAATATCAGATAAGTCTGAAGGAAAAACACCATCTAGTAATATTGTTAAAAGTGTAAGACAAGAAATTAAAGATAAATCTCCTGAGTTTAATTTTGCAGGATTTAGTACTGATATAAATGGATTGATACCAGGTGCAAGTCGTTCAGGCGCAAATGCTCTTGCAAATGGTTTAGCAAAGTTAAAAGGAATATTTAGTGGAAGATTGCCTAGTATTACTCAAAGCATACCTGGTATTGTTGAAGGTGTTAAACTGCCTAAAGGTAAAATTGTTCCAAAACTTGTTGAAGGAGTAGATGAAGTAACTGGAAGAGTATCACTTGATACAAACGTTGGTAAATTTTTTCCAAAAGGATCACTTACTTCGTCCACAATCAAACCAAAAGCTGCTGAAATTGTTACCGGTTCACCTTCAACTTTTGATGGAGCAAATAGTACAAAACACGAATTTAAGTTCATAGATACAGATGACGAATTGTTTGATGAATTAGCAAATAGTCCAAGACTTAACTCTTTAAGAGATGATGCAATAAGTGTTTTAACAGTAGGATATTTAGGTGATGATAGATATGGACCGCCCGATAAAATGAATGCCAAAAAACTGCATGAGCAGAAGCTAATAGAAGATAAAGAAGAATTAATACGAAGAAATATTGCTGCTGGTGAAACACCGGTAAAAGCAAGAGAATTAGCAGAGCTTACATTAAAATTTCAATCTGCAAAGTTTGGTATTCAATCACATTATTTGTGTTTAACAGACGGAAGAATTGAAAGAGGACGTCCTGTTAATGAAGTTAGACATCCAGAACGTGATCAATACGCAAACACAGGGTTAGAGTTTATGTTTGTTGCTGGTCCAAATAATCCAGTTAATTTTGAACAACATAAATCATTTGAACTTTTTATCAGAAAGATATTAAAAATAACTCCAGGAATAAATGTTTATGCTGATAGTGAAATATTGGAACAGTCAACAGGACCAGGTTTTGATGTAGGTGCTGTCAGAGAAAAGTTTGATATTGATTTTCAAGTAATTGAAGATCCATCAGATGAAGAAAATTCTACTATAGATAGAAAGGTACTTGCGATCATTCAACCACCTAAAAATTTAATACCAAAAAAGGTTGTTACTGAGATAGAAACAAAAATTAATAATACTAATCCTTCAAGAATCACTAAAAAATTTGAAAGAACAGATCCTAAAACTGGCGAAGAAATTCAAGAAGAAATAGATGCCGGTATTGCAAAATTTAAAGATGTGATGAACGATTTAGAAGCTAATAAATCAAATATAGATAATGATATACAAAATGCTGCAAATAAATCATTTGGTGCCGCAAGTAAAGGCTTTTCAGATTTAGGTGTAAAAACAGGAATTAAAGACTTCGACACAAATAGTGGACAAGTAAATAATTTTCTATCTAATTTAAAAGCGAATAGCACAGATCTTGCTAAAAAAATAAGACAAGGATTATTTAAATGACAAATAGAGAAGAGTTAAAAACTTTATCTACAGCTGCTTCAAACTCTCTTAAACAAAGAGACAACGGAAAAAGTGATCCTTTAGGAATATTTCCTAAAGTTGAATATGAAGAAGCTTCATCTGTTAATAACATTGCAAGAGGAACATTAAGAAAAAATGTTGAAGTAAGTGGTTCATGCCCTGGTGTAGATTTAGGATTAAAAAAAGAACCGACAAGCATATATCCAAACAGTGAAGTAAAAGAAACAGCATCAGGCCATGTTATTGAAGTAGATGATACTCCTGATGGTGAAAGAATAATGATACGTCATAGGACTGGATCAGGTGTTGAAATGCGTGCAGATGGCACAGTTGTTTATGGTTCTACAAACAATACAGTAAGAGTGACAGCAAAGGATGAAAAAGTAATTGTTGATGGCGACGGTGAATTAGTTTATTGTGGTAATTTAAAATTAAAAGTTTCTGGCGATTTTGATATTGAAGTCGGTGGTGACTTTAATGTAAAGTGTGAAGGCGATATTGAACAAACAGTTAAAAGAGGTTATATTTTAGATATTGGTGGTAGTAAAGAAGAACAAATACTTGGTGGTATGTCGCAAACTGTAGGTGGCGATAAAATGAATTTTATACATGGTAATAATAACGATATCGTTAAAAAAACAAAAAGCGTATTTGTAGGTGAAGATCAGAATAACAATACAGGTGGAACTTTATTTATGACAGCTGAAAAAGAAGTTACTTTTACTTCTAAGAGTATTAATTTAGCAGCTTCTTCTTTAGCAGTTACTGGTGATAGTGGAACAATAGGTGGTGAAGAAATTGTAATGTATGCTAAGACTGCTCACATACCTAGAGTTAATTCAACTTCAATACACGCTACACAAGGTGTAATTGCAGATGTAGGTATGACAGCACCTACTTTTAATGGTAATTTATCTGGCAACGCAAACACAGCAGGTAAAGCTGCAACAGCTGCCGTTGGTCCTGCCGCTGGAAGTGCACAATCATCAGTAACTTTTACTGAAGCAACAAATAAAAATACTCAACAACCTACACAATCTTTAATGAATAGTGCACTTGAAAATTCTACAGTTGCAATTAAAAGATTATCGATTGATGAAGATAAAGCATTATTTAACAAGTTAAATAGATTAGAACATTATGGCGGTGTATCAACTACAGATTTAAATACTATGCAGGTAAGATCAAAATTAAGAGATCCTAATAATGCAAGAAATGAAACATTTATCGGTGCATGTATAACTGATGGAGTATTATCTCCACATGTTTCAAGAATGACACCAGCTGCTACTGGTAGAACAGTTGGTAAAGATAAGATAGCAGTCAGAGGTAGTGTTCCACTTGGCAGATCAAGAAATCCAGCAAAATTATATAAGTCGGATAAAATAACAAACGTTAAAACTGATTACTATGTAGCACCAACTTTTAATCCAGTAAATCAAGTTGCAGCAGGATTACCTATAACAATGAGAACAAAACTTGCACCTGGTATAACTATGGCTAAATTTGTCGCTCCTCATGGTGATCCTGTAACTTTGACTCATATACTTGAAGATGAAGAAAGATTAAGATTAGCGAAACAATATATGTTACATACGGGAGTTTTACAATTAATTAATTCATCTGATGCTCCAACACAATTTAAAAATTTTAGATTAGTGCCTGTTGAAGGATTATATAGACCTGAATCTGGCGAAGACTTAGATGTGAGTGATGGCATAAACTTTTTAATGTCAAGAGGAAGAACAGTGGTGTATGAATTAATTGATAATAAAGGAAACATGGCTGTTGAAAAAACTTTTGATTTAGCAGTTTACTTTAAAGATAATTTAAATTATGAAAAAATGTTTTTAGATTATGATAACTTTAATCCAGATGATTCGTTAAATGTACAAATAATAATAACAATGCCAGAAATAATACCACCATATCAAGTAACTTATAAAAATGAATTTGAAACTAGATATAATAATATTACTCAAGCAACAAATGAATTAGTAGAAGTACTTAGAACAGATGAAGAATTGCCTGAATTCTCTTTATAAAGAATTGTTAGAACTTGTATAAATAGTAAAAAGGAAAAATATGCCAACAAGAGCTTTTGCAGTAGAAGATGGGAATATAGGTTCTCAACAAGTTATAACTTCGAAAACTAAGTTTTCGAGAGATATAGATTTATCTTTTGCTAAAAGACCATCTGGTGACATATTTAAAAAGGAACACGCTGCAGCCGTAAAACAAGCTGTTAAAAATATATTGTTGACAAACTTTGCTGAAAAACCATTTTTGCCTCGTTATGGTGGTAACTTAAACTCTCTATTGTTTAATTTAAATACAAACTTCAATGATGAAGAAGTAAAAGAAAGAATAATACAAACGATTGGAATATTTGAACCAAGAGCTAATGTTTTAAATGTTGCTACATTATTACGTGATGATTCACACGAGGTTAAAGTTACTGTTACTTTTAAAGTTGTCAATACTAATGAAACTGTAACAACAGAATTAAATCTCACGAGGTTAAGATAATGTCAACAACAATAAGATCAACACAACTAGATTTTGATACAATAAAAAATCGATTAAAAGATTTTTTAAAACAACAAACTGAATTTCAAGATTATGATTTTGAAGCATCAGGCCTTAGTAATATATTAGACGTTTTAGCTTATAATACACATTTTAATGGACTAACAGCAAACTTTGCTTTAAATGAATCATTTATAAAAACAGCACAATTAAGAAGTTCTGTAGTTGCACTTGCAGAAGGTTTAGGATACGTACCTCGTTCATTTACTTCTTCACAAGCTGGTTTAAATCTTTCTGTTCTTGTAACTGGTGGTAATAGACCAACTACGATTCAACTTCCGAGAGGAACTACTTTTACTGCATCAGTTGATGACGTTACATACTCTTTTAGAACAAGAGAAAATTTTATTGGAAC